GTTGGTTTTCAGCTCGCGGAATTTGGCATTGATACCGGAAACGATATCGCGAATGAGGGTCGGGGTAATGGGTTTATCCATCGCCCACGCGTGCGCCTCCGCCATCGTGTCGGCCAGCACCTGCGCGGTGCGGGTGTAGTTTTCAAACAGGAAAAGCGGATCATCCGAGCAGGTACGGTTTCCCCAAAATTTGAAACCATCATTGCGGATAAGCGTAGTGACACCAGCCTGATTCAGCAGGTTGGCATCGGTCGCTGGTTCCTGCAAATCCCACGACACGGAGGCGCTGACGCCGGTCACTCCGTTAACGCCAACGTTAGACAGGGTTTTGTGCCAGCCGATGGTCTGGTCGATTTTGGCACGCAGGCCGAGTGCGCGCGCCGTCGCCCAGGCTGTTGTTGTCGTGTTCGCCGTGGTGTCCCATGCCAGAAAATCAGGGAAGATGACCATCAGCTCACGCTGGCTGAAATTCTCGCGGTAGTCGATGGCCTCAGAAATGGTTTTACAACCCCACGCGCTGACATAGCCAAAGGCGCGCAGGCTCTGACAGGTGGACGCGAGCGCGGTCGCCACTTCCTGCGAATCCAGCCCCGGCACGCCGAGAATACGAGGCTTAACGCCGGTGACGGTCTTCGCCGTCAGCAGGGCTTTCAGCCCGGTATATTTGCCGTTTTCGTCAGTGGTGCCGATGATATTGGAAAGGGTTTGTTTGTGCGCCGCTTCGGGGTTCTCCGGATCTTCAATACCTTCGGCCACACGCACGGCCACGATGACCGGCTTGCACTGGTCAGCGATAGCCTGCAGGGACGTCGACAGCGTGCCCTGTTTACCGGCTTTACCGATAGCGCTCTGCACGTTCGTAATAAGCACCGGCTCATTGAGGGGGAATGTTTTCTCGTCAGCATCGCTGGCCGTACAGACCATGCCGATGATGGCGGTTGAAACGGTGGAAATGGTGCGGACGCCATCGTTAATCTCGATGACCTCGACGCCGTGATGATAGTCGCTCATCCGTTTAACTCCGTGGTTAAGGGGTGCAACTATTTTCTGTTGTGTAAGCGACAGGCGCGATGAAATGGCGTTGGCGGGGATACAACACAACAAGCAAAAAGCCCTCCAGGTGGAGGGCTTGCGTTATTCAGGTACTGACGGCAGGTCGATTAACAACGGGTCGGAGGTATCAACCCGGCTCAGAAGCACGGTGTATGTCTCCCATTGCTCAAGCCGTTTTACCTCTTCGGGGGTGGCAATCCCCAGCTTAACCGCACGGCTCAGGGGAGCAATGATAATTTCCGCCTCCTGCATGAGTGCTGTCCTCTGAGTTTCAAATTGCTCGATGAGAACGTCAGGATCAGGAGGGGGAATATCGGCCCATGTGGGAAGGCCATTATCACCTGCAACACGATACTTCCCTGATGGTGTTACTTTCGCTGCGAATTCATCATAAACACTATCTTCCACCTGAATAGCGTCATCAGGCCAGTCTTCAATATAGTCGGGAAGATACTGCATCGGATAAAATGTGTTTCGTTTAGCGCTATAGCAATAATTACCCATATATTAATACCCCACCGCTTGCCAATATACTGGAAACGAACCAGAGCCCGCTTCAATACGAAAGGATGTTTTTGTAATAGAGCCTATACGGAAGTTCTGATCGTAGCCGTTATGCCCCGTAACCTCTGTAACGGTAATGCTGTTACAGACATTAGGGAATGCGGTAGGAAAATTCACTGCTCTGTTGAAGCCAGGCGCTAACCCCCATTGGATCATAAATCCTGTACTGGCATCTTTAAACCATCCGTTTGCAGCCTTTCCTGCTGCGTTTTTAAGTTGATAGCGCGCATCAGATTCGGCTTTTGTATAAGCCTGTCCCGCAGGGGTATAACTGCCTTTCGGCTGAAAGGCTCCGCTTGCCCATGCTTCGGTTGCCAGTTGCACCACGGCATTACTGGCAGTGTGGCGCATATAGGGTTTGGCGACATTACCTGAGTTAAAGCCAGCGGTAACGCATCCATCCTGAGAAATAGATCCAATCTCAGCCGGAGTGGGCTTATTTGCCCCGTCGTATTGTTTTGTCCAGGCAGACCAGACACTCCCATACAGCGTCCTGATATAACTCCGTGAGTTGTTATAAACACGGTAAATTTGAGTTATCCCGGCGTGTTTATACACTTCCAGAGAACCAGCCAGCGCTTCTGGATAATTCTTCCCGGCCAGCGCCTGTGCGTTATTTGGCTGATAATAGAGACCGGGTACGGTGTATGAGTTCAGGTCAAGAGCATTCCCGATACCCACCGCCTGACCGTTGAAAATATCCTGTGCGGTCACACTGATATCAGCGCTCAGCGAGTGGCCATTCACTTTGCGGCCTGAGGGTACACGTCCGCTGGCGTTGTCATTTGCCGCCTTAACCGCTTTCGGGGTCGCAGCAAGCACCTCTGATACGCTGTCGGTGGCGCTACTGAGCTGGACAATCCCCTTCTGTGCCGTGGTCGCGTCCTGAGCCGTGTATTTACCTTTCGCAAGGTCATGTGCCGCCTTGACTGCTTTCGGCGTCGCGGCGAGAGTCTCAGACACACTGTCGGTGGCGCTACTGAGCTGGACAATCCCTTTCTGCGTCGTGGTCGCGTCCTGGGCCGTGTATTTTCCTTTCGCAAGGTCATACACCACTTTGACCGCTTTCGGTGTTGCTGCGAGCGCCTCAGACGTGCTGTCGGTCGCACTGCTTAACTGCGTGAACCCTTTTTCTTTCAGCGTGGCGTCAGGATGGCGGCGGGACTGCTCATGCTCTGCGAGTTTTTCGTCAACATAATCCTGCGTCGCCATAACCAGTGTCGTATCGATAGACAGCTCGACGGTGTCGATATCGCTCACCATGATCACCATGCGCAGCATCTGCGCGCGACCTGACCCTTCCGCCAGTTCGGGCTTGTAGCTCTCCGCCATGTTACCGACCGCAATCAGCGTGCCGGTGTCGTCGTATAGACCCATTTCACGCAGCCAGAAACCGCCGGTCTCCGGGGGGATCACCAGCTCCGCCACGACATAATTTTTATGTTTTTTGTCCTGGCTGATTTTGTTCAGGGCATGACGCCAGACCTCATTGACGAGTTTTGTCTGACTGGCGTCCGGCTCGGGCAGCTTACCGCCACCGTCCCCGACGGCCATCGCCGCAAAATTGACTTTCTTCCCGTTCGGGAGCGTCGCCGCCGCCAGTTTTTCTGCACCGGCTCGGGTGATAACGGTTTTATATTTCACTGTCATTGTGTTCTCACTTATCCGGGGTAAACCGTGATGATGTCGCCGTCATAGGTCAGGGCTCCGGTGAAGAGATAACCCGGTATGTCCTGGATAATATTCAGGCCAATAAGATGGCGGCTGGCTGGCTTTGCATCGGCGATCAGCCTTTCCATTTCGTAATACATTTCCTCGGTGATGCCGGTCTCCAGCACGCCGATATCAAGGCGAAACGTCCCCGGCGGGTCGTTCGTCTCCCACCATTCCGTCACGTTAATCAGATACCCGAGCGGCTCGACCACACGACGCACCGCGCCTATCGTCCCTTTGTGCGCATGGATAAACCACGCGCTGCGGATAACCTCGCGTTTGGTTTCTTCCGGCCAGCTCTCATCCCAGCGGTCAACAGAAAACGCCCAGGCAAGCCACGGCAGCAGGTTTGCGGGGCAGTTGTCAGGGTTCCAGAGGCGACGCAGCGGGACGGGGGTATTTTCGATATCCGCGCAGGCGCGCGCCGCCGCCACCTCAAGCGGCGACGAACCCACCGGCAGCAGACGGGTATCACTCATCGTTGCCCCCGATCTTTACGCTGTACTCGGTGCAATATGACGCCTGCGTCTCATTGAGTACGATGTCAGCGACCGGCGCGACAAGTTCGACACGCTGCACGCCCTCGACGTGAAGCGCGGCATAGATGGCAGACTTGCGGATGTCACGCCCGAGCCGGTGCTGCGCGTTGATATAGGTCTGTAGCTTCGCTTTTGCCGCACTGAGCACTGGCTCGCTTTCGGGGCCGGGATAAAGATAAAGCGCGGCATCGATGGCGTAGTCGACAATGACCGCCGACTGCACGGTCACGCGGTCAGCAACCGGCCTCACATCCTCATCGTTCAGCGCATTACGCACCACGGCGAGCAGTTCCCCGGATGCCGCGCCGTTATTCTCCCTGGACAGTACCGACACGGTCACGCAGGCAGGCTCCGGGCTGATAACAGAAATATCGGCGACCCGTCCGTCAGCACTGCGGCCATGAAACTGATACGCACCGGTCGACCCGGCCACGCTCATTCCCTCAAAAGCCTGTTGAATACGCAGACGGTAATCGGTGTCCGATTCCATGACGGCAGGCGTTGGCGGCAGCGTGGTCTCATCAGCAGGCGTAATAACGAGACGCTCAACGTTGTAATTTGCGCCGAGGTTATCGAGGTCATGACCGGCAGCGTAAGCCAGCATCACCGCCCGTGCCGACTCATTGACGCGCTGACGCCAGATAACCTCCCGATAAGCGTTTTCCTGCAGCAGTTTCACGATCGGCTCTGATTCAAACGTCAGCGTGGCGCGACCGCGTCCTGTTGCTCTTCGGGATAGAGTGAGACGAGCGTCGCCTTTCGCTCTGTCAGGATGGTTTCATAGTCCAGCTCCTCCACAACATCAGGTGCGACGAGCTGGCTCAGGTCAACAATAGCCATAACGTTTAACTCAGTGGAAGGGTGATAGAAAAAGGCTGGCCTGATGCCGAACGCGTGCCGGTCATATCGACGTACATCGCGCCGTCATCCTCTCCGCGTTCAAAGGTGATGGTCGTCAGGCTCACGCGCGGCTCCCACTTCTGGATCGCGGAATAACACGCGGCCATAATCTGCAGGCGCAGTGCCGGGGTCTGCGGCTGGTCCATCAATGCCGACAGCAGCGAGCCGTATTCACGACGCATGACACGCGAGCCCACCGGCGTGACCAGAATGTCGCGCACGCTCTGCCTGATATGCTCAACCTCAGAAATACTGAGCCCGGTATGACGGTTCATTCCCAGATAGCTCGTCGTCATTTTGTCCCCACCGTTCTGTCATCGCCCCGCTTCACGCCGCCGTGGTCGTGCTCATCCACCTGCACGCCGTTGGATTTAAACGTGCCGCCGCCGTGCTCGATGTTGCCGCTCATCTTCCCGCCCTTTTGCACCTCAAGCGTGGCCGTGGTCAGTTTGTTGGTACAGACCACCTCGGGGGTATCGAGCGTAATGCGGGTGGACGCTTTGACCAGTACCAGCGGCACCGTTGCGGTAATGGCGTCCGACGCGGTGACGTCAGCGGTTTTGATGCCACTCACCGTGAGTGACCCGCTTTCGGGTTCGTACTCGATAACCGCTCCGTCAGGAAAGGAAACGTGAAAGGCATCAGGCGAGGCCGACGGCGCAGGATGGTCATCAGAGAAAATACCGGGCAGCACAAAGGCGGTATCGAGCTCGCCGCCAATGGCAAGAATCAGCACCTGCTCGCCAACCGAGGGAGCCCACCAGATACGCGAGCGACCGGCGCGGCAGGTCAGCCAGTTTAACCAGGTGGTTTGCATGCCGCCGGTCTGGACACGACAAAGCCCCTCATCGGGATTGACTGCAGTCACAATGCCGGTGCGGATAAGGTTACGGATCGCGCGGGCGATATCCTGAATGGAATTTAAAGTATTCATGGGGAAAGGATGCCGCCGGGCAAGGCCAACGGCAATCGGGCGGGGTTTTGTTAGCTATGAAACAACAACTATCCACTAAGGCATACGATCTTATCCAGACTTGGCAGTTTTGATGGGGATGAAAGCAGAACGAAGCTGTGAACAATACACAAAAAGTTGAAACTCATAGTTTTAACAATTATTATCGCAAAACCAATCGATACGAGTTAATCTAACAAATATTGATTCATGTTAATTTATGTCGTCATACCCACCTAAGGTAATAACACAGATGCTTACAACACCAATAAATAACATTGAAGAAGCCTATTAAAATGATTAAATTAAAAAATTATTATTCAAGCATGTATGTTCATGTTTGAAACTCAGCACTTTTGAAAAATAGACATTGGACGAAGTTTGGTTAGTAAAAGAGAGGTTAACTATGACAAACAATCCTTTTGTAGATTTTATTGAATTTCTAACTAATAAACATGGCGAAGAAGTTTGGGTTACTGTTTACAAGACGGAAGAGATCAAGAACACTGATCATGACGGCGGGATGTATTGTGCATTAGTCAGCAAAGAAAAAACTGAAAAAGCAATGAATCAGGCTGGTTGGGATTTGATGATTGGTAGTGGTGGACCTGGTATTTGCACATCATATCAAGATGGGAAAAGCATAAATACATATTATAAAAATTCAGATAATGGTTTTCTCAGGCTTATTCTTGTTCGTGATTTCCATGGTAGAAAAGAAAAATATATAGAGATCCTTGAAGAGTTTCGTCTTTTTCACAATTTATATTATGATAATAAAAGTGGTTCATACTTTAGCTTTGATGACTCCGGTGATGAAATCGAAGTAATCAAAGTGCAAAGCAATGAGGTAAAAATCCGTAGGAGATATCTACATTCTTTTATGGCCGCCAGTCAAATGAATCTCCTTCTTTATTTTGAGTTAACGAGACACTATAATAATAATTTGACATTTGCATGCAATGAAAAAAACGAATCAACCATATACACTATTTATTCAGGGAAATCTTACTCAAAAGGATATATATCTTTCTCAAGAATCATGGGGAAAAAAATAATTAAATGTGAGTCAATAGACAAGTGTAACTCATGGCCATTTGAATCAAAAAAAACATATCAAGAATTTATTATAGGTGGCGACACTGACGAACCAATAACTTTTTCATGCAATCCGGATAAATTAGCTAATTATTTTGGTGCCAACCCAGAAGCCCCGCATTATTTGACTCCTGTGTTTTTTAAAAAGGAAGTAATGCAAAAATATTACAATTCCTCTGACTATAGTATTACCGATGGGCATCTTTATAGAAAAGGTGCATGGGATCTTCGATTCGATAATAATTCACCTAATCATATATCAGTTTTCTTAGGTGATCTTGGCAGGGATTTACCTGAGAAAGAACAAATTTACTGGAAAAGTTTTAATTTAATCCCTGACGGTAGAAAAATTAGCAAAACAAATTTTGAGCGTAGTTTTTTAGGGCGTGTCTCCGACGCAGAAAACCCTGAGCATAAATTTAAAAATAAATTCAAATCACTACAGAAATACTGGAGCAATCGGTATAAATGGGATCTATTCCTACCTTTATCCGAGAAAGATGAGCATTTTTTCAACTCATTAAGATCAATGCTTACGAAGGAGCAGTCGGAATTTGACGCACAGGTATTGGCGTTAACGAAAGTCACTATTGATTCAATTAATGTTAAATCTCTTAGAAATCACCTCAAAGTTACTGATGCAAGCATAAAATCAATAGGGTTAATGGAGAGTCTTCTTGATAGATTACACTCGCCAAACACATCAACACTAGTAAGTCTTATGCGAGGTATTCAATCAGTAAGATCCACCGGCGTTGCACATAGAAAAGGTACTGACTACGAAAAAACAATGTCAAAGCTGAATATTAACCATGATGATTATCAGAGAGAATTTGATCAATTACTATTGGGCATGGTTTTTCTATTTGAAGAAATAATGCGATTGGATGCTGAGAAAGGTGATGAAAAAACCGAGTCAACTACTGATAAACAATTGTAGAAATAAGATTACCTCAACGTATTTTTGCATTAGATAAATAAGCACTCACACACTTTAAACTCATAAAAACATATTAAATAGCGCCCTAACAAAATAGGGCGTCACTTAATCAGCTAATTTTAACCAATATAATTAAAGATGAGATTTTCAATAAGTTTTTTATCGTCTTGCCCAAATCCGAGTAACTGGCGTTCCGGGTATTGCACGTCCTGAGCATGAGGGTTAGGCCGGTCTTTGAGTCCGAGCTGATGAATCTGCGCAATACGTTGCACTTTGCCGGTAAATTCCACCACAGCAGCATCATTGCGGCCACTGGCTTTCATGTAGCGACTCGTTCGCAGCTTCTGAAACATCGCCCGTTTTATTCGCCCTTTTTTCGCCCTGAGCGGCTGGCGTTTTCGGGTCTCATACGGTGAGCCGTCCGGCGCTTTTTGTTGCCTGATACGTTGCTGCTGTGCGGCGCGCAGTTGTTTCGCTATCTCTGCGGCCAGCCTGCGCCGCGACGCCGGTGACAATGCCCCGATAAGCCCCTCCATCTGGTCATCAAAAGGCGTTAATTCACTCATCCCATTTACTCACCAGCTCGCCATTGATATAGAGCTCGGTCGGACGGGTGACATGCTCCGGCAGTGGCGGCTCCGGGGCATAGCTGACGTGTAACGCACCGTTTTCTTCCCGGACAAGGGTGCGCTCAGTCAGTTGCAGGCTGATACTGATATCAACATTATCCCCGTCATTTAAATCCATCTGGAATCGATAGCCCTTTCTGCGCCCCTCATCGAGCGTGCAGATATCCGGCTGGTTTTCTCGCAGCCACGCAGCCACCGGCACAAAAATCAGGTCGGGGTCACCGACAAAGTCACACACGATCACATTCAGCGTGTATTTCTTCTCATGGGACAGCGAAGCCGCGAGACGCGCATCGATATTCCCCTCATCGGCAAAGATGCGCATCATCTCGGGGTTATTCAGGAGCTGCGGGACGGCGTCATTCAGCGCTTTGCGCAGGCTTTTCATTTTCTGCATCGATTCTATCCTGACAGTCTTTGATGGTTTCGACCTTAATCGCACAGGCGGTGAGCGCATGCTCAAGCCTGCGAATATCGGCACTCAGATCACCGTTAGTGACGGGCTCGCTTCCCGGCATCGGGCAGAGGCTCACCTTCGGGCAGGCGTTGTAAACAACGGGCGGCGGAGGCGCAGCCGGTTCGGATGTGCAACCGGCGCACAGCATCAGGCAACTTATCGCTGTACCAGCGGCGTAACGTCTCATTTTCATTCATCAGCCTCGTTATGGTTTCTTCCCGCCTTGCCGCCTGCTCACCGGCAACGGCCAGCTCATCACCGAACCTGACCTGCGCATCCTCATTCGCCCTGGCGATTCGCTGCGATACGGCAAGCTGATTTTTCAGCATGCCAATCGTCGTCTTTTGCGCACTGGCGACGCGGTTCGCTTTCTCAAATGACCGGGATAAGTTCTCATTTTCATGTCGCAGCCACAGCAACCCGGCCAGCACAGCAACCAGAAGGATCACAATGAATCTGGACACACCCCCTCCCCCTCGATGCGCTGACGGTAAGCAGAGCGCACAGCTTTAAGCACAAGGACACAAATCAGATACAGCAGCGCTGTAAGCACCCATCCCGCGCCGACCAGACAGGCAAAAACGCCAGCAAAAATAAGCAGCGACCAGAAGCGACGCAGCGGGGAAGGTTTGCGACAAAAAACCAACCGAAAAACCCTCATTAACGCATCATTCAGCGGGATATTCTTTTGCCGGTTTCCCTGCCAGTGCTCATAGGCAGCCACACCGGCGAGGCTGGCTGCAATGCAGACCAGACAGCCAAACAGCGCCCATACAGCAACGAAATTGACTGCCACGCTCTGCGGGTTCGTCAGCCCCATAAACAGCATCAGCGCCAGCAGGAAATCAAAAATCAGTGAGGTAATGTGTTGTTTCATTGAGTAACTCCTTTCATGCAATACGCCAGCTCCCGCGCGCGGCGGTTCTCCAGCCCTTTGTTTTTTGTGCCGTTGACATACACCCAGCGGGTGAGCTGGTCGCACGCCTGCCACCACTGATGACGTTTGATATACGAGACCAGCGTCGACCTGCAGGCCGCACCGGTTCCGACGTTAAACGCAAAACTGACCAGCGAGTCATGGACGCGCGGTGGCATATCCACCGGCACACAGACTGCGAGCCGTTGCTCGACGTTGAGCACATCGGCAACGAGATTCTCCGCCGCCTGTCGCTCTGTAATATCCCCTTTCGGGACCACCCCGGCAGTGTGGCCGATGCCCGACGTCCACACTCCCGCGATGCACTGGTAAGGTGTCAGGCGACATCCTTCGAGATCGGCAATCAGTGCCAGCCCCTCGGGCGAGGTGTTAAGCAGACGAAAGTCAGGCACCAGTGCTGCCAGCGCCAGCACGGCGGCCACACTGCAGCGTTTAATGATTGAGTTCACGGGCAGCCTCCTTATCGAGTCCGAGTGAGGTCAGATAGCGGTAAGTTTTGCGCTTAAACCAGTAATTCGTCAGCGCGGTAAAAATGGCGCAGGCACTCCCCACATAGAGCGCCAGCTTTTCGGGGGACATCGCCCCGAAATACGCCAGCCCCACGGCCAGCCAGTAAGCGATAAACGTCGTGATTTTTTCCACACTCAGTCCCATAAATTCACCGTCTCGGTTTTCGGAGCGCTGTCAGTTTCGGGCAGTTCGATTACCGTGCCGTGCGGCAGAATAACGCCCAGCTCCGACAGCCCCGGATTCGCCTGCAGCACCGTTTCAACGACGCCCTCAGTGCGCCCGTAATACCGGGCGCAAATCGCATCGAGGGTGTCGCCCTGCATCGCCCTGACCTTCATCAGATTTGACCGACAATACAGCGCGGCTTGTCCTGAATACGCGCCACAGACCAGCGCATATCCCGCCACAGCTCATCGATAACCGCCTCGGTGCTTTCCGCCTTGCGGTCGCCTTTTGCCGTCGCATCGATGCCGCGATAGCGCTCAAACAGCGTGGCATTGGTCATGGCGCAGACGGCGCGGAAATAGTGGAAACAGCGCACGCTTTCGCCGTCGATATCATCGGCAGGCACATCGGCCAGCGTGTCATGACCTGCGGCCATCTGCTCAACCCGCCACAGGGCAAGCTCCGCATTGGTTTCAGCCATACCGGCTTTAATCGCATCATTCAGGCGCAGCGCGGAAACGGTCTGCTCCAGACGCATCAGCTCGCGCACACGCTTCGGATCCACATCAGGGAAAAAGAAGGTGTTTTTTATTACCGGCTCGCTCACGCCCGGTGGTGGTATCACCACGCCCGGCACATCCTGCGGCTCTTTTTTTGGCTCAATAATCACTGTCGTCATGACAACCTCGGGTAATGGGTGGGCGGTGGACGCCGGTCGCAGTCAGGGCAATCAATACCCGCATTGACCGGCGTGCCGCCCGGCTCGGGGAGCGCTCTGTTAACCTGCGGCTTTTGCCGCTTTCGGGGGACGCCCGCGCCGTGCCGCCGGTTTGGCGGCAGGTTTGCGCGTGCGCGGTTTATTCTGTTTGGGTGCGGGTTCTGGTTTGGGTTTCAGCGCGCGCTCGAGCTGTTCAATATCTTTTTTCACACCGACAGTTCGCTCTAACTGGATCGCACGCTGCAGGTGCGCCAGCGCGTCAGTCAGACGGCCAGCCTCACGCAGCACGTAGCCGGTAATTTTGTGCAGCTTCGCGCGCACGATGTCCGGCATGTCTGCCCGTTCGGTCAGTGCGATGGTGTCGAGCAGGAGCTGCAGCCCGACAGGCTGTTTCGCATCGAGCAGGCGCTGCGCTGACAGGGCGACCTCTTCGGCCAGCAAATACGGCGTGGTGCGGCGGTGGCCGCCGGTCGGCATGGTCAGGCCATAGGTCATCGCATAGCGGGCAATCTCCAGCGCACCGGCGATGTCATCCGCATCGAGACGCCACAGCATGACGGTCATGACAATGTCATCCTGCGCCCCTTTTCCGGCGCTGAGGACACCCGACACCCACGGCAGATAGAACGGCAGCAGCTCACGCTTTTTATCTGCCTTGCGTTCATTGGAGCGGATTTGTTTTAACGTGCGACAGTCTGCGGCCAGCTTGACGAGCATCTGCTCATAGGCAGTTGCATTGCGCAGCGGAGCAGCAGCCCGCCGCGCATTCTCAGAGGCCGAGACCCGCATCATGTGACGCGCTGCGGGACTCGTCATGGCTTATTCCCCGCTTTCCGGTGCGGCAGGTGCGGTGAAGTCACCGAGATTGATGTTTTCAATCAGGCAACCGGCGGCGTAAGCCTCGACCACATAGTCAATATTCATCGACTCGTAGTTTTCGACACGGTCCTTTTTCGGCTCCTCGATGATGGCGCGGCGGTGTGCATCATCCATGAAGTAAATCGACAGGTTATCGAGGCGAGTCACCATCAGGGCATTCGCCGGGAAATACGGCACGCGCACAGCAGGCAGGTTGCCGATACGCTTCTGGCTGATGATGATGTCAGCGGCCAGCGTTTCGCTGTTTTCCTGCGCCTTGTTAACCAGCGGGAAATATTTATCCGCCATCAGCTTACGGCCAGTGATAACGACGAGCTCCGGGTCATCCTGATAAATCTCATCAATCAGGTTGGTGGTCGCATCCATCACCAACGCATCGAGGTTTTCATAGTCACCGTTTTTACCCACGCGGATCACATCGGAAATGACCTTGCCGTCATCATCGGTGACGTTGGACATCACGCGCGCGGCAGCTTCATTGCGGTATTTCTGCAGCCAGCCCACCGCGACATCCTGCAGCATCGGGTTCGTTTTGCGGTTGGAAGTCTCCGCGCGGGTGATACCGTTGAAACCGGCCATGATGAAATCGAGCGACTGGCGCTTGATAATCGCGTCACGGATACGGGTCTGAAAGTCCTGGAATCTCGCCCACAGGTCTAGCTGTTTGTAACGAATATGGAAATCAAAGTTGATTTGCGCGCATTCATATTTGTTGGATTCGAGCGCAGTGAAATCAGCGGTCTTACGCTCATCATCGGCGGCGGTGTCCGTGGTGCTCGCAATCGTACCGTTGACGCCAACCCCGACTTTTTCGCCTTTCAGCTCGTCGACCGGCACGATATTAATTTTGGTCAGAAACGAGGATGACGCCTGCAGGGTGGTCATCAGCGTCTGCGTCACGGACGGCTCAACGGTGAATTTTTTCACCACGTCATCGGTGTCGACGCCGTTCAGTTCTGCCACGCGGGACAGGTAAGCATTGAATTTAAAGCGGGTATCTTTACGCATTGTTATTCCTGTTTTTCTAAAAAGGGGCATCAGGCCGGGTGACGCGCACCCGGCAGGTCTGTCAGCAGTTGGTCAGCAGCTCGTCACCGGTCCCGCCTTTCGATTTCTCGCGGCGCGGCTGGCGATAGCTTTCGGTGTTATCGAGGGAGCTTTTCAGGGCGTTAAGCGCCTGCGCGCTTTGCGTGGTCTGGCTGGTCACGTCCTGCTTTAGCTGTGCGAAGGCGGTTTCCAGCTCAGTGACGCGCGTCTCGGTGGCGGTCAGGTTTGTCTGTACCTGCTCAGAGACGGCGGTCACCGCCTCATGCACATCAGCAAGACGGGCGTCATCGCTGACCTGTTTGCGACTGAAAATCGATTTGACCTTGTCGGTCAGGCTGTTGAGCATGGTGTCGGGGACATCTTCGAATTCCAGCTCAGCAAGGGAGGCCACCGAGAAGAGGTCGCCCGGCTGGTCTTTTTTACCGGCGAGCGGGTTCTGCGCAGCACGGCTGCAGAATTCGAGGTATTCCGTGCCGAGGCTTGCCGGGTCATCGGTCACGGCGAGACCAATCAGATAGCATTTACCGTTATTTGAGAAATTCGGGCGAATTTCCATGGAGGTGTAAACCTTCTGACCGGCACGCACCATGCTCACCAGTTCATCAAGCGGGGCAATCCTGGCAAACAGCGCCTTTTTGCCGTTCAGCGCAGAGTCATCACTGATGATTTCCGCTTTCACTTCGGTCACATCGCCGTAGCGTTTAAACGGACTGTCAGGCCAGAGGCTTTTGATGTGTTCGAGGTTAATACGGCAACCATAGACGCGCGGGTCAAAGGTATCCGCCATGTCCTGAATGTCATCACCGTTGATGACACGACCATCGCAGGTGTCACCCTCGACGCCGATGCGAAACCATTTAGAAACTTTCTTTGCCATTGTTCAGGTGTCCTGATGTTGGGTTTTCGGTTCGGGGGTAGTGTCCCGACTCCGCCCCGCATCAGCCACCGCTTGCAGACGTGTCCCCCCTGACACAACAGGGGGTTAGCGATAATGCCCCGCTATTTCCTTAGCCTTGCCCCTTATTCACTGACACGAGGCAACCATGACCATTTCAACTGACCTCTCCCTTTTGCACGACCCGCGACGACAGGCGCGCCTGCTGTTCTGGCAGGGGTTTTCCGTGCCACAAATCGCCGACACGCTGCAGGTCAAGCGCCCGACCGTGCAGAGCTGGAAACAACGTGACGGCTGGGAGGAAACCGCCCCGCTTAACCGCGTGGAATCCACGCTCGAGGCGCGCCTGATTCAGCTTTATGCAAAGCCTGACCTGACGCCGCATGATTTCAAGGTCGCTGATTTTCTGTCACGCCAGATGGAACGGCTCGCGCGTGTCAGCCGCTACGGCCAGACCGGAAACGAGGCAGATTTAAATCCCAACATTGCCAGCCGCAACAAAGGCGACCGCCGCAAGCCAAAACGTAATTTTTTCAGCGATGAGGCTATCGAAAAGCTCGAAGAGATTTTCTTCGATCAATCCTTTGAGTATCAGCTCAACTGGCACAAGGCCGGTATCGCGCACCGTATTCGCCACATCCTCAAATCGCGCCAGATTGGCGCAACATTCTACTTTGCCCGCGAGTCACTGCTGCGCGCCCTGAAAACCGGGCAAAACCAGATATTTTTGTCGGCCAGTAAGACGCAGGCTTACGTGTTCCGAAAGTACATCATCGCCTTCGCGCGCATGGTCGAGGTCGACCTGTCAGGCGACCCGATTGTCATCGGCAACAACGGCGCAGAACTGATTTTTCTCGGGACCAATTCCAACACAGCGCAGAGTCATAACGGCGACTTGTATGTCGATGAAATCTTCTGGATCCCCAACTTTCAGAGACTGCGCAAAGTCGCCTCGGGGATGGCGTCGCAGTCCCACCTGCGCACCACCTACTTTTCAACCCCCTCGACGCTGGCACATGGTGCTTATCCGTTCTGGTCAGGTGAGCTGTTTAACCGGGGACGCAGCAGCGCCGCCGAACGTGTCGACATCGATATCAGTCATAAAGCGCTGGCCGGGGGCGTGCTGTGCCCGGACGGACAGTGGCGGCAGATTGTCACCATCGAGGATGCGCTCGCCGGGGGATGCACGCTGTTTAATCTGGATCAGCTGAAACAGGAAAACAGCGCCGATGATTTCCGCAACCTCTTCATGTGTGAATTTGTCGACGACAAGGCATCGGTATTCCCGTTCGAGGAGCTGCAGCGCTGCATGGTCGATGCGATGGAAGAGTGGGAGGACTTCGAGCCGTTTTCCGACCGTCCGTTTAACTGGCGTCCAGTGTGGATTGGCTATGACCCGTCACATACCGGCGACAGCGCAGGCTGCGCGGTACTGGCTCCGCCACTGGTTGCCGGTGGCAAGTTCCGCATCCTTGAGCGTCACCAGTGGAAAGGCATGGATTTTGCGACGCAGGCCGAGGCCATCCGCGAGCTGACCGAAAAATACTGCGTCGAGTATATCGGCATCGATGCGACCGGCATCGGCCAGGGGGTTTACCAGCTCGTGCGCTCGTTCTTCCCGGCGGCGCGCGCCATTCGCTACACGCCGGAAATGAAAACCGCGATGGTGCTGAAAGCAAAAGACACCATCAGACGCGGGTGTCTGGAATACGACGCCGGGGCAACCGACATCACACAGTCATTTATGGCTATCCGAAAAACCATGACCAGCAGCGGGCGCAGTTCCACCTATGAGGCCAGCCGCAGTGAAGAAGCCAGCCACGCGGATATCGCATGGGCAACCATGCACGCCCTGTTAAACGAGCCACTTTCCGCCGGTAGCGGTATGCATTCAACGTCAATTCTGGATATTAACTGACATGAAAAAACAACAGAAGAAACCCGCCACAACGACCGCCAGCGCACCGCAAAAAATGGAGGCATTCACCTTTGGCGAGCCCTCCGCCGTTCTGGATCGCCGCGATATCCTCGATTATGTCGAGTGCATCAATAACGGAAAGTGGTACGAGCCGCCGGTCAACTTCTCAGGTCTGGCAAAAAGTCTGCGCGCCGCAGTGCATCACAGCTCGCCGATTTACGTAAAACGAAATATTCTGACGAGCACCTACATCCCGCACCCACTCCTGTCGCGTCAGGATTTCAGCCGCCTCGTGCTGGATTATCTGGTCTTTGCCAACGGCTATCTTGAGAAGCGCATGAGCGTGACCGGCCAGCTTTTAAAACTGGAAACATCACCGGCAAAATATACCCGCCGGGGTGTCGAGGAAGGTGTTTACTGGTACATATCTAGCTTTAACAACCCCCACCAGTTCGCACCCGGCTCAGTGTTTCACTTGCTGGAGCCTGACATCAATCAGGAACTGTACGGCATGCCGGAATACCTGAGCGCACTTAATTCAGCCTGGCTGAATGAATCCGCCACCCTGTTTCGTCGCAAGTATTACCAGAATGGCGCCCACGCGGGTTACATCATGTACGTCACCGACGCGGCACAGAGCAGCACTGACGTCGAGTCGCTGCGTTCGGCCATGCGCGATTCAAAGGGGCTCGGGAATTTTAAAAACCTGTTTTTCTACGCACCCAACGGGAAACCGGATGGCATCAAGATTGTGCCGCTAAGTGAGGTCGCCACGAAAGATGACTTTTTTAATATCAAGAAGGTAAGTGCAGAAGACCTGATGAGTGCGCACAGGGTACCACCACAAATGATGGGGATGATGCCTAATAGCACCGGAGGGTTTGGCGATGTAGTAAAAGCTGCTCAGGTATTTGTGAGGAATGAATTAAGCCCTTTACAGGAGCGTATTAAAGATATTAATGAGTGGGTAGGCGATGAAATCATAAAATTTACAAAATATGATTTAAATTAAATTTAAAAGCCATCATAGATGGCTTTTTTTTCAGAAGCCATAGTAATGAAATCTTAATAGACTTATTATCTTTTCGGCATCACTTACTTCAGAGGAAGGAGCAGATATATTATTTGCATGTCTCGCACCCTTATGGGCTACGGAACCTCTTCTTGTGCCATAGCTATCTAAGCTTGTTAAGAGAATTGGATCAATTGAACTTTCATCAAAACCGCAAAATAATGCCAACGGTATAAATGAACCTTTTTTAATCCCATTGTTTTTCTTAACTTTCAATTCCGCACAATTTATTATCTTTAAGACCGCAGTCTTGAAATCGGTATCATCGAAAGGTTTTGTTATTGAGAGAATCTCGTCAACCTGATATGCTATTGCTAGTATATTTTTAAAATAAATCGTATTGTAACCATTAACCACAACATCGTTTTTAATTTTACTTAACATTTCTATCGCTTTAGCTTCTATATACTCCTCAAGCTCGGCATGAACCAATAATCTATAAGCAGCAATGTTGAGAGTATCAAAATTATAGCCAATAGGATCATTGGCTTCACTCTTTAACTGTCGATTCATATATTTGCGCTTTAATTTATTGACTCTTTTAGTCATATCATTAAAGAGCTTACTTGCTTTTGGCATTTACAAGATCCTTCTTGTATTTCCATCATACTGCATACCCAAAACATGCGCCAAAGAGCGTCCCCACATATCGATTCGAGTATGTGTTGCGAACGTTGTTTTTGGGGTTTTTTCGACGGAATCACGATAATCTTGATCCATACAGAGATCTTTGAAAGCATCCTCTACAGCAGAAGCATTTTGCAATGCTGCCTGTGAAACATTCTGGTCGCTAAAGAATCGAGCAATACAATCAAAAATAGCTCTATTAATCACTCTTTCGTATTTTGTTCCAAGCCATTTTTTAAATGAATTGTCACCAAAAATTTGTACTGTAGTATCTAAGGCTAGATTTAAAGAATTTAGAGCATCAACGACTTCTTGCTGATAATTAAGCCATCCCTTCTCATAAAACTCTACAATTTCATCAAGGAACTCTTTGAAGTTACCACGGTACTCTTCTACACGCTTATTATACGCAATGAAACGTAATACAAGCTCAGAGTCACGCATTCTTTTATCAAGTGATTGACCAAAGAGAGCATGAAACTGATTGCTTTGAGATAAATATGTTTCTATCTCATCAAGGAGTTTACCACCAATAAGTGCTTTACGCAGTTCTTGAGGCGAAAGAGGAAGGCTACCACTGTTTAATCTGTAGAATATCGCATAAAGGAAGTTTTCGTCTTGCCAACTTCTTATCACTGTTGACCGCAAGGTGCTGTTATCGAGATACTCACGATCTTCACTTGGGAGTTCGCTATATTTCTGCCCATTAAGCTCTGGTCTAATATCTAAACCTTTAAGTTTAAAATCGTCAGCCAAAAATTCATTAATTGCCATAAGCCTCTGCTTTCCGTCAATTACAATGAATCGTCCTCTATGATCTTTTTGTTCAGCAAGTACAATATTTGGTACTGGCATACCCACAATAATAGATTCAATTAATCTGCTTTTGCGCTTATCGTCCCAAGCACCACGTCTTTGAAAGCTGGGCTGAAGATCAATGTTTCCTTTTCTTATCTGGCTATCAATCGTTTCAATTGTCCAATCTGCATTCATTACCACAGATTCTTTAAATGAAATTGAAGTATTTAAATCATCTTCATCTTCTTGCTGATTATCAGGGATTTGTAGTTCATATTGATCAATATTAGACATAATTCACCTCAATTAGATATTTTCATCCTAAAAATCAGTGGTTAACTTTAAGAAAAAATAAGAAATTGATTTTTAGAAGGTTTCCGCTCATCCGTATGATGCACAAACAACACTAAAACTTCAACATAATGCCGAAAAGAACCTTACATTTAAGTGTGCATCGCGCAATGCTATCCCCGCCACGCCTGCCCGCTTCAAGGGTCGGTTTTAATGCAGTTGCATGACCACTCAGGATCCGCGCCAGCTCTGGCGGCGCACGAACAGAACGGGCATCCCCGACGCATGCAAAACAATGCACCTGTTGCATGCACGGCTAAAAAACGGGAAATTCGCGGAAAAATGGCATAATAAAACCGGCTTTAATCGTGCCGGTTGGGGGCGGTCTCTACGGGACAGGCTAACGCCTCGCGTGGCTCGTTGTTCAACCCCGCTGGCACTGAAAACAAGTTTCAGCACCGGCGGCGTTTGCTAAGGTCGACGCGGTGGTGGCTTCGCCATATTTGGTGGCCGAAATACCTCAATTTTTGGATTGCTGATATCGCTGTATTTGCGGTGATTATCCCGGACGACACCGGCACACCCGACCAGTTCGTCAGGTGTCAGATTCTCGTTAATCATAATTTGTTGCAGGCGATACACGACGGCCATCAGCTTAATGTTTTGCGTTGAATGTACCGGCGGGACTGGCATCATTCGCATATGACTAATTTTAACCACCCATTTTTTTTAGCATATGCGACCATCTTGTCGGAATATTGCCAGACTCCATCATCAGCGACGTAAGCCCCACCCGAAACGCCGTTAAGCGTTTCGTATCCAATAGCCAGCCCTAACGGGTGTAGAATTTCGCGCTTAATTCTGAAAACAAGCCCTTTCTCGCTTAACTCTTTCCAGTTCATTAGGGATATACCGCATTGGACATCTGGCATCATTAACTGAAAACTCAGCATCACATAATTTTCCGCCCATTCAGCTAAATCAGTAACGTTTGTCACCCTCACTGATACACGTTTCCCGGTATATCCGTTTACCGGTTCCCATTCATGCAACCCGAGAATATCACCGCTAGAATAATCGCGGTCATTGAGTCGAAATTCAGCACATTTTTCCCGAGATATCACCGCGTTAAAATGCTCAGGTGCAATTTTTAACTGATGGATTTTGCTCATTAACTCCACTCCTTATGCATTGAGAATCCCGGCCACTCATCAGCAGCCACGTATTTGAATTTTTTATCGCCATAAATCACCGTTGCCCCACGCGCCAGCGCTTCAAGCTCCCACCGTTCCGGGGTAATGCCCTCCTGAGCCAAATCGAAACGAATTTTCGCTAAGCGATCCCTTTCTGGTTTTGTCATCCTGGCTGATGGCGCTTGCTCGCCCGTTTTGAGTGGCTCATTGCTTCTTTGCTGGCGATTTTTGCGAGGGATGCCAGTTTTTAACGCGCCATTAAGCACCTTCATGACGTCTGGCTCATTCCAGCCGATAACCCCGCGCTCAATCAGATTTAACACCGCTGCGGCTTGCTCAGACGGTGTGGGTGTCATAACTGGAGTATCACCGCCGGTGAGCTTTCCACAGTTATTGACAGGACTCCGAGGCGCGGCAGAGCCGCTTTTTAAGGTCAAAGGCTCAACGGCCAAAATCTTTGGAACAATGCGCCATTCGGCTGTACGGGTTACATGTATGCGGCTCGCCCCGAGGTGAGGGGCATAAATGCCGACCACTCTCTCGATATCTTCCTCATATTCGTTGACCCCATCCGTCACCTTACGGGCGACCCTGACGGCCTGCGCATCACGCGGCATGTTTGCCCCACCCTGCGCGATGATATACAGGTCAAATTCACCTTCATCAGCAGCAGCCCGGACAGCCTCGACCCGGTCGTCAAATTCACTGGCGATACTCACGCCGCGCGGCAGCTTGCGCAGTTCGCGGTAAGCGCCCATTGTCGGCAGGCCAATTGGTTTAAACTGCGGGATGCGCCATGTAGACGCCCATGCGGTTACGGCTACGGCGGTATCTTTCAGAGGCTTTCCGGTGTCGTGGTCGAGCTGGCCGTCGAGTGCGTAGCCGTCGATATTTTTGGCAATGTATTTAGCGATATAACCCGACGCGCCGCCCTGATTAAGATGACGTGACTCAAAGCGCTGTTTTGCCGCTCCCTTTTCGTGCCCGTCCTCTTTGAGAGCATAACGACGCATAATTTCGTTAATAGCTTTACGCTGACCGGGTTTGCAAAACAGCATCATGTGCCAGTGTGGCGTCCCGTCGTGGTGCGGTTCGACAACACGCATCCCGTAAACCTCTAAATCGTTATCTTTGAAAGCGGTGCGTATCAGGCTCCAGATTCGGCACAGATAGCGCTGGCCGTCTTTGGGGGTAAATGCGGTTTCATTCCAGCCATGATTGAGCTGCACAGTTTTGTTTTCACCTTTGCCGACCTGTCGGGTCGGGTGATACTTCGATGGCGTGGTCAGCGTGATAAACATCCCCACGTCACCAACGCTGGCCGCGTAGCGTTCAATCCCGGCGATAGTGTTCATCAGTTCCATACGCCGTATTTCAGGATTAGAAATACTCCCCATTACCTTACTGATGAGGTCGATACGTTCGCCGGTGACTTTGTTTTCCAACTCGCAGGATTTCAGGTATTCGAGATTAGCCAGGCGGCGCGCGTGCACATCGCGGATCGCCATTTTGCTTGCGTAAGGTGAGCGGTCTTTGTTGACCTCACCAGCCGCAATAAGCAGCGCCTCGCGCCAGCGCATCCGCTGCACCTTGAGCTGGCTGACCCACCACTCATCTTTTATCAGACGGGAAATAGCAGAAAATGCCATGCGGATCGTCATCTGACCCTTACGGTATTTTTTCCAGTACATCGGGGTGAAGTTAAAAGCGCGAGCAATACCGGCCACCTGACCGTATAAATGAGCCTGCGCCTCATCGGTGAATAAAGTGTCTTTCCCGCCGTGCGCCTCCTCCCATGCGTCGCTTAACTCTTCGTATTTGCTCCAGAGTTGAGAAGCAATTCTGGCCGCAAATTTCTTAAGCTCTTTGTCATTCATATCCGGCAGGCACGCATACTGGTCACGCTCGGACAAAAAACCAATCGAGGCGGATTCATTCATCCCGCACAGCTCATTAACACGCTCAAGACGCGGCAGCAGCTTGCGCTCAAACGTGTTTTTGAGGAAATACAGCCCACCCAAAGGGCTCTTTGTGCGGCGGATGAAGTTATAACGCGAGGTAAACAGCGTTTGCAGGAAAAACGGCAGGCGATCAATCCGGTTTAAAACACCTTGCACCTGACGGAGTTCGGCACGTGTAAGGGGTCTGTCGCGGCCAACTGCCTCGCGGGATTTATTCCACGGATAAGCACCGACGAAATTATCACCGGTGCTTTTGGGTAGTGGCGGAGGTAGCGAGGGGGCAACGCGCCCCCGAGTTTCAACGGCCATCTGCAGCAAACGCAGTCTGACATTGCTGACCAATGCGCTCGACCTGCTCGCCAATGTCCGCAAAACTGACCGCCTCACCGGTCAGAATGCCATGTAATATCAGACCAGATACGAGTCTGGAAATTGTTGGATAATAGCCAATAACACCGAGCCACTCTTTACCGGCGCTCTTTCCTGATTTTGCGGTTTTCTTTTCCTGCAAAATAAATTGAAACTGGTCACTAGTGACGACGAAACGGTCGCCCACCTCAATATAAATTGACATTATTTACCACCTTTCCGATTTAATTTTTTTAGCTCACACGCGCAATATGTGAATTGTTCAGCCATGAATTTTATTAATTCATCCGTCGTGGTTATTTTTTTGCGATAAATAGCACGTTTGACAATTAGGTCGACAACATCAGAAAACAGATTTAACTCATTCGAATAAATAGCGATAACTGACCCAACCATCAAGCCAGATTCTTTATCGCTTTTGAGGTCAGACAGAGATAAATCACCATTTTTGAGAACGGCAACTTTTAACCAGCCATTGAGAATCACAGATTTCAGCACAGACATTAAACAGCCTCCCCTCGGGCGAGACCTGCGTTATGAAGTACCGTTGATTCCTGGCTGAGTAACTCGACAATCTCAACACGCCCCAACTCCTGCGTAACGATATGTTGAATCAGTTTATCCAGATGAGATGAGAATATAGTCGCCGCGTCGGCCTGCGCTTCTGCTCTGGCCTGCTGAAGCAATAAAGAAAAATTGCTGTTTTGCTTTTCCGTTCCTGTAAGCATGACTTTCTCCAGACAAAAAGAAGTCCCGCACAATCAAGTGCGTTTAACATTCGTATTATTTAATTAATGCAAATATTGCTCAGGCTTTACCGATGTTAATATCGTCGGAGCATACTCAAACAGGCTAAATAACTCACGCAAAGCACGAAATAATCTTTCACGCCAATAACATGATTCTTCATTAATACGCCAGTAAGGCTGATTAAATTCAACCTCACTTAACCCCGCGTGTAAAAATAAAGAGCGTCGCTGACCTACTGTTAGAAAACTAATATATGCAGACTCACTTGAGCCAACCTGACGACGTTTTGAAAATGCAGCACGTAGCTCGTCGATAGCGCACACCAGACGCTCCCGGTCTACATCGTTCATTTCCTCAAGACGCATCGTCGCATGACGCTGTTTTAATTGAGCATGAAAACAGACCGTCAGGCGGTCGCGTTCCATCATTTGATTATAGAAATCGCAGCTATCATGCCAGCGCGGCTCCGCCAGATGTTTTCCAATAACGAGGCGCAGGGATTGTGGCTGTTTTTGAACTAACGCAAGAGTCATTACCGCCATAACGTTAACCCTCTGGATTTAATGAAGCGTTTAGCCATGGCAAAAAATCCCGGCTTACTGGTGCGAATGATGATGCCTTTACGTCCCTTACCATGAGTAATCTTGAACGTAATCGGGCGTGGGCTTTCACTACGCAGTAACTGAGCAATGCAACGAGGTTCATTCATGAGTTTTCCCCTAAGCAACCGCGCGACCATGAGCCGACTTGCTGTAACTAATACGGTTTTTCCAGTCATGCCACTCGGCTGGAGCATCCTGCACCAATTGCGCAGCATATTTATCCCACTCACGGCGGTTTACCCACAACTCAGCTTTACCACCTGGCTTTAAAGGATCCGTCATGTAAAAAGCAGGCAATTTGCCAGACCTTGCCATTTCAGCCACAGCACGTGGAGTTTTGCCTATATAGAGGGCAAAACCTTCTTTCGATAAGAGGTCTGATGGTTTATCAGCTAGCTGTAATGAAACGCGCCCTTTTTTCTGATCGGACACATCCTGTCTATACTCATCATTAATTTCTGATTCACTATTCAATTTGATATCCTCACATTGGCATCAGCGAACTAGAGTGACCTAGAGTCACTTAGAGCTGATAAATTATATCAACTCACGAAGATAATACGAGGTTAGACAATTTATGTCAACGCAGACAAGCGAGCGATTAAAGCTCATCCGTGAATCTGAGCGCCTGAAAATGAAGGAAGCGGCTGAATTAGCTGGCATCAATTACACCACGTACGCAGGTTATGAATCAGGTAAGGCCATGATGTCTCTGGAAAATGCCAAGAAGTTTTTTAAGGTTCAGAGGTTCAGAAAATATCGCGATTGGTTCATGTTTGATGAGATTGATCCCGAAGCCGGACAGATAGCTCCGGCACTCGCACACTCTGGGCAAGATTTAACAACCTCGCAGCACTCAGGCCAAAAGACTGGTTAACCATTCACCGCGCACATGTTTATTACAAAATTTGTTTACTTGTTAACAAGTATGGCGAGCAACGTAACCACTGGAGACTAAAACCGCAAAAAGTAGCGTCAAAGATACAAAAGAAGAATTTATACACCGCATGGAGAATCTTATGAGCATTAAGAAACTCGATGACGGTCGATATGAAGTGGACGTAAGGCCGCAGGGTGCAGACGGAAAACGCATCCGGCGCAAATTTAACACAAAGGGCGAGGCGCAAGCCTTTGAACGCCATGTACTGGTTAATTTTCACAATAAAGAGTGGATTGAAAAACCAGCAGACCGAAGAAGAATTACCGAACTTTTGGAACGTTGGTGGATATATCACGGCAAGATGCACCCCCGCGGGGATATCGAAAGGGGTCGACTTACAACAATAGCAGCAAAGTTTGAGGAAATGGGTATAACCAGAGCTGATCAACTTACCAAAAAATCGATAACCGATTACCGGGTGTTGATGATGAATGAAGGGTTGAAACCTGCCAGTGTAAACCGACATATGGCAATGATGAGCGGCGTATTCACAAAACTGATTGATGCTGAGGAATACAACTGCCCTAATCCATTCAGGGATATCAAGCGGTTGAAAGAGGCTTCTTTCGAAATGTCTTTTTTGTCAGGCGAGGAAATTGAAGCTCTGTTAGCCCGCCTGGATGGCGACGAGCGCAGCGCCGTTCTAGTTTGTTTGTCAACCGGCGGCAGGTGGGGTGAGGTTTCTGACTTAAAAGCCGAGCACATCATAAATCAGATGGTTACATTCATGAAAACCAAAAACGGGAAGCACAGGACAATCCCCCTTTCGCTTGACCTAATAAAGCGAATCAAGAAGAAAAACTCAGGCAGGCTCTTTAACGCCAGTTACTACAAAGTACGTACCGCCTTAAAAGAGGTTAAACCCGAATTACCAGATGGACAGGCCGTACATGTTTTGAGGCACACATTTGCCACACATTTTATAATGAATGGAGGTAACATAATCACATTGCAGCGCATATTGGGTCATTCAAACATACAGCAAACTATGACCTACGCACATTTCGCGCCGGATTTCCTGCAAGATGCAGTGACACTAAATCCGGTGTCTGGAATGTCCATAATGCGTCCATAA